TCCATTTGTTGCTGCTTTTCAAACTCCGCTTGTTGAGTATTTACTGTTAAATCTTCAAGCGTGTTTTCCATGTCAGCATATTGGTTCTGCATTCCTACATATGGATTGCTTGTATCTAATTGCTCAAAAGCTGCTCTATGTCTATCCATCTCTACACGAGCGCGCTCAGCCTCCTCAGCAGCTGCGTCAGCTGCTTTCTTACCCTGCACAGCATTATATACACCAACTCCAGCAGATACTAGAGCAGCTCCGGCCATTATAAAACTCATAGTCTATTTATTTTTAATATATTCTTCATATTCTTCGTAAGTTATAGCAACTATCTCTTTTTCTAGTTGTTTAATATCCTCAGTATTACTAGGGTTTTTGTGTGTGTTAAACCATATGGAATCTTCATGAGCGTATAAAACTCTTTTAATTCCAGGTGTAGAGATAATAAAACAAGGAGCTATATGATCTATAGTTTCCTTTTCATTTATTACTGTTATTCTACCAGTAAGCAAAAAACACATATGAAGATGCTTGTGTATAGCACCAACGACTGCAATACCTTTTTTCATTGTCATTTCACGAACGTAAACTCCATCCATAAAATAATGTTTTATAGGTATAAGATCACTATCTGTAACGATTGGATCTTCTTTTGTACCAACAACTACATCAACACCATTGGCTTTTTCTTGCATTTGCAGTTGCAAACTAGCCACCTCGCGTCTAAATTGTTTTTGTAACTTATTATCAGCCATTTAATTTAATTATACTATACTGATATATAGTTACACTTTTTAGTGTTTATTTACTACTGATAAACGTATCCATGCCTAAGCTGTGTAGTTCAGCTTCAGTTGTGGAGTCGTTGACCATTTTCACGCTAGCATAATATCCTAATGGAGAACTAAGGTTTGCTTTGTTATCTTTTGAAAACAAAACAAATTGAGTACCAGATAGTTCACCCTCCCATCCAGCTATAGTAGAATAAACCTTAAGAGTTGGAGTGCTATCTCTATCAATTATCTCAACTATAGTTCCTATTTCTACTATATCGTTAGTGTTGACAGTGAAACCTCCATCACTACCTGTGTTTACGTAATAAGCTGTGTCACCAAGTTGGCAAGACACATTTAATGGGTTGTTTAAGTTTACTGTTACTATTGCCATATTTTAATTTATTATGAAGCGTCGTTATCAACTAGTAGATCTACATAACAGTGTAATGTCACGTCGTTTGATACTTTAAGAATATCTAAATACCCTGATATAGTTGCTACTTCCTTGTTGTTAGCAGGGTCACCACTACTTGTTGTCATTACGGCTTGAGCATGTAGTAATTGGACACCTTCAACAGTATTGTAAGTGTTCGTAGACACAGCGTCCGGGTGCTCTTCAAGAGTTACTTTATCTCCATCAAGAAAAGTTACATCGGTCGTTAGGTTTGCACGTTTTGACGAAACATTCATACTACTTACATCCACGTATGTTTTACCGTTTTTAAATATCTTTTGCGTTCCATCTGCATTTCTAGCCCTTATAACCATACCAGCTCTACCGTGCATTAACGTAGGCTTTACGCATTGTACTTGTGGTATATTATTGCAATCACCGCTGATGGTGCATGTTATTGGTCTTCTTTTAAGACCGCCTATAGCAAATTGTGGGAAATAACTATTACCTGTTTGTATTGATAGATTTCTATAACTACCACCACTACCACCAGCGCTACACGCTAAAGAAAATGGAAAGATTCTAGATGATTTCAATTCAAATCGAATCTCAGTGTTTGCTGCTATAGTACCAGATATCGCGTTGCTTAGCACTATTATATTATCTTTGATACTCTTTATAGTCGTTAAATGTGGTATACCACTACCAGCGGCGTTAGAGTTACCAAGCATAGGACACATGACATACATACCCTCCGTCAACCTTTGGTTAGACTTTTGACGCTTTAGAACTATTCTATTAGTATCTGTTGCCGCTGACTGTAACTCTGCTTCTACAGAAATATGGTCAATCGCGGGGTTAAAGCTGTTGTATGGGGTTTTAGGTTTTCTTTTAAACGAAGCTGATACTCCAGAAATATCCCAACGCGAAGGAGTGTCAACGACAGGGGTAATGGTTACAGTGTATACCCCATCACTTATAATAGGGCGAGGATCCAATAATGTTGGTACACCATCTCTAATAACGGTGTCTCCCACGGGATTTACGTAAACCACGTACCTATCATCTGTAGTTGTTTTGGGTAGCAAAACACTGTGAACTTGTTTTTCCGCGCTAGGCATCGTATGCGTGTATTTTTGAGGTTTGTAGTTCACCATACCTCCCGTGCTCCTAAAATCCCACCAAGAATAACCCGTGTCCGGTCTATTTGTTCTTTCTTTATCCGCGCCAGTAGTCTTGTATAAGTATATCTCATATGTCGCGCCCTCAGTCCCTCTAACTGTAATATCTTGCCAGCTTGCAGATGTACCAAGACCATCAGGTAATTGCATGCTTTTTATAACTGTACCTGAATCTATTTCTTCTTCAACCACCGTGGGTTCAAAAGTCTTCACTTTCCAATCTATCGTATGCCCAAATTGACACATACCATTTGCTTCGTGGTCAATAGCCCATTGAGAATCTAAAGGGTTTATATTTATATCAAGATACAAGCTATAGACACCGGAGAAATCCCAGCCGTTAGTCTCCCCAAACAAACCTCCAGTAGGTATGTACATCTCATTATAAGCCGGGTTATCTAATATCAGACTTGTCCAAAGCCCACCCCACGCGAGAAAAAAGTGAGTATGCTCTGTAAAATCTGGATCACCCGCACCAGGCAATGGGTCTATAAAATTAGTAAAATCTAAGTTTGTTCTTCTTAAAAGAATCCTCGTGATAGAGTAAGTAGAGTTTTCTTCGTAATTACTTATAGTGCCACTAAACTTATACTTAGAGTAACCATCTGTTTCTTGAGTCTCAGCGTTAACTAGTGTCCTTGTTATACCACCGCTAGTACTAGATTGAGCAATCCAAGTACTTAAATTGTTGCTAGGATCGTAGAACTCATGCGTAAAAGCTTGAGGATCGTCAGCTGCTACATAAGGAACGTTAACATAAAAACAAACACTTCTTGGAGGATTTGTAGATACTAAGTTATCAGGTTTCTCATCAATGTCAATGTAGTATGTTGTATCCACCGTTGGCGTTGCTGATCCAAAAGTAGCCGTGAACTTAACAGTATTATTAATATCACCGGCTGTTCCTTCGTCTTCAAATTGAACCTTTGTTATGGGGATATCCATGTTACCGTTTTCCCATATGTTACTACCAGTTAAAGCACTACCGCTGCCGTCAGTTTCTGTAGCTCCACCAATCTTAAAATTCGAGGCTTGCAAATATGCGCCACTATGAATACCACTACTTGGATTTACAGGTGTTATAATACCATATATATCCGCGTTATTAATATCCGCACCAACTGTTGAAGAGTGCGTGTCATTTACTACTGTATACCAAAGTGCCATATTTTATATTTAATCTGCTGTAACATCCCAAACTCCATCAGCACCACCATCTGTGTTGCCGTCTATTTCCGTGTCAGGATTATACGTTGTTGACGTGTTGTTTTCTAGTGATATTGTTATTGGAGCCGTTAGAGTAGGATCATCGTGTGTTAAGGTGGCTATACCTAAACCTTGAACTGAAAACTCCTTCTCATCAAGATTACTTAATGTCGTAGAATCACCCGTAGGATAAGCAAACCATTTTCCTTCTTTGTCTTTAAACTCTAGAATTCCACAAGACTGTAGGTTTGTAACAATGCTGCTTGTGTACCAACCGGGAATAGTGTCGCCTAAATTATGATACTCACCGTCTGTCACGTTGTCAATTGAGGTGGTTCCAATAGATGCGCCAGTACCAGTTGTTAAATCATTGTTGTAAAATCCGACGCCGTCAACCCCAACCGTGCTGTCATCCCAATTAGTTATCTTTGCTTGAGATCCCTCGTAGTTTATTGTGTTGAAACTTTTAACTGCCTCAGGCGTGTCATTGAATATTGCGGTTATGTCCGACGTGTATTGCACACCATAGAAATTATTTCTAGGTTGTGATTCTATATGATGTTGCCATATGTGGCCATCTAAAAAAGTATAGTATTTATTATTTAAACTCAAACCACCCTCTAGACCTTGTATTTCACTTGGTTCTGTTTGATATGTTTTGTAGAACGTCTTAAAACTTGTCCAACCTTTACTGTTCTCGCTATAAGATGCGGTAACTTGATCGTGGTATAATTTTTGGTTAGAATTATATTTTTTACCTATAGAGATATTATACTCATTTTTTCTTTCGTCCCAAGTCCCTATAACTTTATCAATATAAGAGTTAGTTGTATCAGCGAAATAATCCTTCATTCCAAGATCTGATATAGGCCTAACACCTTCACCAGATAAAGCCAGAACTTTACCTCTATTAATATCAGCAAAATACATGCTATAAGGCGTTGCTACTAGCGACTCTGGATTCGTAGATATTCCGTAATCTCCTTGATATGCGTTCGCCGCACCGACAACCTTATTGCTAGCTACAACTTGCGAGTTGCCATCCGCATTGAATAATACATCTCTATTGGTCTCTGCTCTAAGCACTTTGTCTTCGCAGAACATTATCAACCTAGTGTCTCTTGCTTTTAAAGCTTGTATACTTCCATGCGTAGGGTTTATATCTTTTGTTATCGCCTCGGCCGCTATAAATTGATTCGTGTCGTTAACACCGGAATTAGAATTATATACTCCCGACCAAATAACACCGTATTTTTTATGTTCTTCTGTTACCCTTCTATTACCTAGAGTAGCTGATGCTTTAACTCCATTGTCAACTTGAGGCGCATTAAAATCGTCTCTAATTCTATCTGATTCTACGCCATTAGCAAAGCTCCAGCAGTTTTTCCACCCAAGTTTGTGAGTTTGAGAAAATAATTTATACTCTGCGTTTTCAGTTGTTATATCTCCTTCAAAACTTAACGTATCGTAACCACCCACGGCGTCAGCCGCTAAAACAAGCGTCGACGTACTACCATCAGGTAGAGTAAATTCCACGGGAGTTCCTTGAGTCATTGAAACAAGTTCTTCAGTACCACCATATTGAGCTTGACCCGATATCATTTGAGGTGTACCTGATAATGTACCCGTAATCCCTCCGATTTCACCGTTAAGATATGTAAATGTTTGATTAAATCTTATAGTATTTCCGTCAGTATGATATGCGACGGTGTGTGTTTTTTCTCCCTGTATAACACCGGTGCTACCAGGACCAAGTATAGGATTGTGGTATCCATATGTTTTAAAAGTAGATCCTACGGGTATATACTCTTCTATAGTTTTCTTATTTAATTTTAGCGGTATTAATCTACTCGCTTGGTAGTATATATCTAACTCAACAGATTCCCTAGGCTCTGTCTCCCATATGGCTGGGTTTTCAGTATAAAAAGTTTCTTGAGTAGCAAAAGGTGTTACAATCTCTATAACATCACCAGCTCCCATACCATCGTGCTGTAGAGCTCTTCTCCAGTTTGTGTCTGTTACGCTATCTATAGTGTCTGGATCAGTTCCATGAATTGGGTTATAACCGTGTTCTGTGTCACCAATTTTTGGTTTTACAAGTATGGTCCATCTTTGTCTTCTATTATACTGAGCATACAGCGCTCTATTTGGACCGGGATTTACCTCACCTTGATTCCATTCTTCTGCGCCAGCGTCGTGGTTCATCCAGTAGTGACTCGACCCACCTATAGTGCAGTTTCTTATACCCCAAGCCCCGTCATATATAGTAGTTCCAGCCTTGTATATACTGCTATTGTCATATCCCTGGTCAGTGTACGGCTGCATGTAAGGGTAAACTGTATACACTTGTTTATCTGGATCTCGCTTAAATCTAAACTTAGTACCAGGTGTAACTAGTTCTCTTATAAACTCCCAAGCAGACGAACCAATTAAATCTTGTACATTTGCAAGAGTGTGCGGAAGCGCCCCAGAGTCCTCGGCAACACCCCATGAATCACCACTTGGATCATTCCAAGAGCTCCATGATAAATCTATAGCAGATCCATCCCACCCAGGTGGATTCCATATACCTCTACTAGGTGTTCCTCCACTTGTATTAGAATGCCACCACTGGAAGTCTCCACCGCCTCCACTTGGTATAAACTCATTAGTTGTAATGCCAGATGGCGAGCCTGTGTATGGAAAAGAGCAATCAAACCCATCAGGCGCGGTATTACTATAGTAATTCCCAGGGTTCATGTTACTAGCGCCGTAATCATCTGAGTATGCCTCCAAACACAAATCGTTTGCGTAGTAGTTAGCCGATGGTCCACCTGGCCAGAAACTCGTTGGTCCTTTGGCTGTAAAAGGTGGATATGGAGAACCGTCAATGTAGGTGTTGCCGATTAAGAGGGCGTTATCTCCAACTAAACTGTGTCCCAACCAGTTTCCTCTTGGTACCATTTCCGTCATGTAACCCGCGCCACTTGCTATAGGTAACGTACCGCCATTGTCAGTATAATCTTCAAAGCTACCATCCCCCTGCTCATAAGTCGATGTCAAGCTAAGGTAACCACCAGAGTTTGGCGTTACATTTAATGTAGTAAACCTATTACCAGGTAGATCCCTTTTGCTACCAGCAAGTTGGTATGCCGTAGCGCCGTCTATAAAAAATCTATCCTTAGAATTAACTTTGACCCAAAACTTTCTTGCAGGTATGCCCCAGTTGACATGGGCAACGCAGTTGTTGAGTTGATCCGAGCCTTCATAACTGTTACCAGCTTCACCGGATTGGTCATCAAAACCACCTAAAATACCCGAGCCTGGGACTCCATCCAACGCTCTGTATCTTTGTATCTCATTTTCTGTGGCGCCATTAATAGCTCTAATAGAGCATATGCTCATATTAGATGTTGTCTCACCCCAATAGTCAGAATCTGTATCGTTGTTAAACCATAGGTATTGCGCCCCTTCGCTATAGTCGTTAGCGTCATAACCAGATAAATTACTCCAATCATACTCGGTTGGATGGCATATTCCATGTGGATAGTTAGAGGAAGTATAATGCCTTTCCCATTGATTAGCCACCTCCATATTCTGGCCATTTGTATTATGCTGCCAGCTTTGGTCCGATGGCATTGCGTATACAGCGTTGTTTGGTATAGTACCACTAATGCCAGGAGGAGTGCCTAATAAACTCGAGTCTGCTCCAGCAGCTAATCTAGTACCAGCGTTTACATATCCGTTATTGTTAATGTATCCGATAGGCCAGGCCATATTCGTAAACCACGCCTCAGGTAAAGCTTCGGTAACATATTGATCTAAAACGTCATCTTTAAATATCTTAACAAAAAATCTACCATCAAATTCAGGATGATTTTCTATTCTCTCTTCTGTAAGTTCTAACGTGATACCATCTATTGCCCCGTTAAAAGTTCCGTCAGTAGACGTGAACGACATGTCTTCACCAAAACTTCTGGTTACAGTTATTTTTACTTTGTCCTCATTCTCGCCGCTAGCTACTTTTGAAACTCTGTAATGTTGTGAGCTGTATTCACCACCTGATGTTATTCTAATAAAAAGTCTTTCTGGTGGATCTATGTGCATTTGATCTCCAAAAGCTGTCTGAAAAGCCTCTTTATCAATCATCACAAACCTAGTTTCAGGAAGAGGGTATCCTAAACCACCCGCTCCTATTGGAAGCGACTGGTCTCCGTCAGCATAGTTCAGCATCGATCCTAAGCTAACTCTTCTAGTTTTTATGAAATCGGGAGCTTCATTCTCAATAGCTATAACTCTATACTTAGCTTTTTCATGTACAATACCTTCTGTACCATGTGCTTTTTTGAGGACTAAGAAATCCTCCTCCATAACTTTGTTTCTTTCTGATGACGGGAATGAAAGCCATATGTTTCCATCTGAAGCATTATACCAACGATCCATCGACATAGTATAGTACTCCACAGAGGTCTCCTTTACATAGAAAGAATAATATTCTGCCCACGATGGAATATCTGAAGACATCGACTCATCAAGTTGAACTTTAATGCAATTTGCCTTATCTGAATTAAGTTTAAGACATCTAATAGAGGAGTCTTTTGTAGTTAACACAGGCGTCTCTCTTCCATACTTATCACTAAAAACAATACCTACTTGATAGTCACGCATAGTCTTTACTGATGGTTTAGGATAACCTTTCACTGTTCCAGAAGAAATCGATAGATTAAGCTTAGGAGCAAATCTAACATCGTAGCCTTGCACGTAGTTACCGTATATAATTCTATTTGCTGAAACCTCTTGAGCTAAAGCCTTTTTAGGTACATTATCCCACGGCCTTAATAGTTGATTTGAAGGCACGATAGAGTGTATCATGTCCGTGTCTAGCTCAAACTCACCTCGTTGATTATTAGCTCCATCATCTGTATCAGGCCATAAAGGTTGTGGATCTTTAGGTGTAATTGTTTTGACCGTATAAACTGTTGGTTTACCAGCTTCTTTATATAGTATGTCTATAGCAACCACGTCTTGCGGTATAGTGTCTCTATGCGGATGATAACCTTTAATTCTTAGCCCTCTAAGCATGTTTTTCATACCTAGATTGTGACCTTTTTTTGGCTGATAATCAAAGTAATCTGGTAAGAATGCTATCTCTGACCAAGGAGCGAATGTGGAATACTCACCATCTGAATACTTCCATCTATAAGAAAATCTAGGAAACTTAAAGTTGAACAAAGTGTCTTTGTCTTCAAGAACCACTTTCCATTGATCATTAGCTGTAGTTACGCTTTCTTTTATAGCTAAAATTTCTAAATCAAAAGGTCCAACTGCGAGGTTGCCTGGGTATGTCGCGGGACCAGAAACAACTTCAACTCTCACGTCACGAGTGTTTTCATCTGACGCAGAGTCAAGTGATGCTCCATCTAGATTTTCAAATAATAATACATCTCCTTCTCTGTAATCAACCGGTTGGTCAAAATTAACACCAGTAACAGTATAACCTACTGGGAATGGGCCTGTAGTATCCCCAACGTTTCCAGCAAATAAAATCGGGTCGTTTATATTAGTCGCTGTTGTTTGCGTTAGATTCTCCTCGCCAGTCGTAGGATTTACCCTACTAACAGACGTTCTGTACATATCGAGATCTAGAGTTGTGTTTGGAGATTTTTTAATCACCGTTATATTACTCTCTTCTACGTATACAGCCTCATTAGTATCAGGGTGCATAACCACTATATAGTTTACCACGTTGCTCGTGGGGTCGTCGATAACTAATCTAGTATGGAAGTATCCAGTATCTCCATTAAATGGTATTGTAGTTGCGTTGTTATTAGCGCCGTTTAAACCTCCATTGCCACCTCCTATTAGATACTCAGTACCACCAGTACCAGCTATAGATCTAGGTATATTAATCTTTTTTGGCTCAGTCTCATTATCTGTCCAAAATAAGAAATCGTCAACTATATTTATACCTGTTATAATATTGTTTCTCTCAAAACCTAATACGCTGTCAGCTGTAAACCATACTACAGAATCATCACTAACATCAATTGTAATGTCAGTATCTACGGTTACTTTCCACTTAGATTCAGTTGTGTCATATGCAATGTCTGTGACAGTAATGTTATTAGTAGATAAAGGATAAGTATCACTAGACATTTTCATCCCAACTCTTATACCCGTTTGGTTTGTTGTAACACCAGCACCTAAAGTAATATAAAAACTATTGGTCGTGGTAATATCAGCAGAGACAGTTGCGTTAACCCTAAATATATCTACAAAAACGTACGTCTGATACTCTCTTATAACGTCGTACTCTATAATATAATTAGCGCCTTTTGCAAGTGAAGCACCAGTGGTAGGGTTTATATCAGAATTAACAAAATAGTAGATTTTATCTTTATCTGGAGCAGCTATCGAACCAACACACACTCCTCCTGAAAGATCAGTAATACCCCCACTATTTGCTTGTGTGACATCAGTGCCGAGTATATTATTTATTTTTATATTACCACGTAACGTCTGTACGACGCCAGAATTAGACCCCTCTGATGTTGTCACCTCTATATTTGTAGCATCTCTATAATCACCTTCTTGAACTAATCTCTCGTCGAGATCTTTATTCATTCGGCCATTACTAAACGTATGTTTTAACTCCGGCATGCCTTAGTGTTTAATTATTTTAGATTGACCTCTTAGTATTTGAGTTAACTCTTCTATCTTGAGATTAGATAATCGTAGTTTTGCTTTTCTAGTTTCTGCAAACCTCTCTTTCTTAATAGTTTGTAATACTCCTGCTGGAGCATCTTTCCTTGCAGATAATACACCGTATAATATATGCTTGTATATTGCTTCTTCAGCAAGTTTAGGAACGTAAGACGAGCTCAAGCTTATACTTGATGAACTTCCAGAGATACCATCGCTTATGTATTTCAACACCACTGTCTTACCACTAACGTTAGAACTAAAGTGGAACTTACCTTGAGTTTCATCAATAAAAAATGTACCGTTAGCTTGTGCGTGCTCTGGATCTAATCCGTATCTCCCGCCAATTAACTCACCATACGAGTCGTCGATTTCATCAGCGTTAGTATCGCCAATATCGGTTGATGATTGTGATTTAAAGTTTTCAGAACTCGTTGACCCATAGTTACCATCTACGGCTGCTGTTCTACTAAAACCATTATATGTTGTAAATCCAGTAGTAAAACCACCCCATGTTTCAACAGATTCATTTACGTCGAACGGATTACCTGACTTACTTGTAGGATATAATCGTCTAAATGTTCCGTTGCCATCCACCCATTGTAAACTAACGTAATTAACGTAGTCTACTGGCATAACTAAAACTAATGTAGACGGTATTTCTACCTCTATATCTCTCGTGCACTTTAATGTGTCGTAACTAAGCTCCTGTAAACTACGAATAGCATGGAACGTAATATCAGCCAATAAAACGCCTTCACATAACTTACCTTCTCCAACATACGTAGCGGCGAATGAGTCAATAATATCTTGTAAAGATATTTGCCTATAGTTACCAAAGTCAGTGGTAGTATTATCGTAATACTCAGAAGGAAGTTGTTTTAATATACCCATTGATTATTGATTTTGAAGTTGTTGCTCACCTTGGTTGTACTGAGCAATAGTTGTTGTAAGTGCTGTTTTATTCATAACAATTCCAGCTAGCTCCAAGATCTTATAGACAAGAGTATCTTCTTCTGATACGTGTAGCTCAAAGTCTGTGCTGGCATAAGAGTTATATAGAGCTTTGCTATTTACAACGACATACGCCCAGTTTACGTCCAAAGGAACTCTAAAGCATTCTACAGTTATGTCTGTTGTTTCTTCAGCTGTATGATCAGAATCAGTACCGCCAGCATATACAACTATGTCTCTACCGGTTATCCTGTTGTTTGTATAAAAAGGGGCTTGATTATCTACAGTTGCCATGTGCCTAAGTGATTTCCTTAATCTTTGAGCATCGTGCATAGATACTTTTTGACAAGGTTCATCACCTAGTAGTATAACACCTGTTTGAAATACATCACGATTAGAGTCTCCTACAAGAACTGTCTCAGGGAATGTATGCCCATTAACTACAGGTAGAAACTCAGAAAACGGAGCTAATTTTCTATCCAATAACTCACTTATATTTGTTTCATCTATCTCGTTAGATTTGTTAGCGTCAGCTACTTCTCTAGCATTTTTATGATAAAAGTAACTCTCAAATATTGACATTTGAGCTTGGTTAGCAAGCAAGTTAAACTCCTGCGGTGTTATATAACCTCGCTGCTCTTTGTTAGCTAAAGCTAATACTCTTTGATATACTGTGTCTACACTTACTGCCATGGTTTTAGTTTTATATGCTTGCTACGAAAATTTCTAAATCTACGGTGGCTGCATCAGCTCTAGCGTGTATATTAACTAGATCGCCTAAGTTATCCATAGAGGCACCACTCGCTTCCCTAGCGTCAAAAGTGTTTACAACACCACCCTCTAGATTTGAATTATAAATAAAAGATTGGCCATGATCGACTAGTACAATAAACGTATCATTATCCTCGTTTTTAAATGTTAGAACAACCCAATTAGTATCATCTCTATTTGTTATTCTAATATATCTAACATTACCTTCAATGAATTGCCCAGCTCCAGCAGTTGTATCCATTTTAATTATCTCCGTGTGAGAAGTGTGAGGTATTGATACTATTCTTTTTGATATCTCGTTTATACCAGATATCGAAAACGTGTTTGTTGAACTGTAGTCTTCTCCTTTGAGAATAATTGATTCCTTCAAAGAAACCGTTAGTGTTGATGCGGTTACTGTACTTGCCATAATTCGTTTTTATAGTTTAGTGACCACCCCGAAGGGTGGCCACCCAACTAAGTGATTATTAATTTAATCGTTTTTCTATATTGGAGTATATCTCCATTCCTTCATCAGTTTTAAACCAAGCGGCTAAAGCTGAGTATGGATGTTCGTCAAAAGGAACTGTGAATAGTTTTCTGTCAGTGCTTCCCCATGAGAACGTTCTTTGATCTTGAGATAGCTTGATTATCCCCATTTCATTTGCTTTAATTCCAAAGTTTCTAAGAATAACGTTATCGTCATTTATTAACTCTAAGAACAACTTTGGATTCTTCTTAGCATATAGTAATAAATCACGCTTAAGCTCCTTAGAACTCATCTTAGATACGTTAGAACCAATCTCTACTCTCATAACAGCCTCTGCCATATCAATATCTAGATTTTTAGCTGCCATTAGAGCTTCTACTTCAAACTCTAACCAATCAAGTTGTGTTTCAGCAACAACTTGCGGTTTGTATTCGAAATACAACATATCTTTATCTGGGTGATATAAAGAAAGTAGTTTTTGGAGTGTCTGCTTTTCGCGCGTTACGTGTAAAGCTCCATTTCTAAAAACAATGTGAGATAATCTTTGTTCACCTTTCATCTCATCTACAAACGGTGTTCTTTGATTCGCACAGTATTTCAACTCTCTTTCGTATCCTTTGTCTTCGTCGAAATAGTATATATTACTACCTCTTATTGTTCTTGATAAAGGTCTTTGCTTGTTTTTTAAGTAATAAACCTTATCTTCAATTACCCAAGAATCTTTTTTAGGTAATTCTTTTTCTACAACAGGTCTAGGTTTAGGCTCTGGTTTTGGAGCTTCTACCACTACTGTTTCTTCTACGTAGGGTTCTTCGACCTCTACTTTTTTTGTTTGCTTTTTAGCCATAATATAATATAATAAAAATTAATATAAAACTACCCCACCCGAAGGTGAGGTAGTTTCAACAAATATAGTTTACTTCATCAACATGAAGTTGTTAGCACCTTGTACTACTAAGCAACGCTCAGATAGCATGTGGATTTCCATCGCGTCAAGCGCTGATGTAGTCGCACCAACAGATCCAGTTGTCCAAGTCTTAAACTTACGATTATCAGTTTGAGACGCTCTGTAACGAACGTGTAGGAAAGGACGCTTAAGGTTCTTACCTAACTGCTGATCGTATACTGTAGAAGTACCAGCTGGAATAATAACTCCACGGATAGCTTCTGATCCAGCAGTAGCGTTAATACCACCACGTGTAGCTAGATCGTTTAAGTAACGGAAATCAGACTTGTAGAAGTCATAAGATCCGCGACGGAAGCCAGAGAAGCCAAGGTTTAGAGCCATGTCTTCGTCGTTTTCAAACACTCCGTAAGAAGTACCACCAGCACCGTAAGAATTCATAGACGCAAGCATGTCGTCAATAGCTAAGCTAGTTGAACGGTTTACAAACATCATGTTTTCTTCAATAGCACCTTGCTTATCGAATTCTGCTAAGATAGCGTCAAACTCTGCTAGGTCAGTAGCAGCGTTAACTCCAGTAACTCCAGAGGTGATGTTTCCACGATCTTCGATAGCCGCGAATAAACCTTCTGTACCAACATTGTTTGCAGATGCACCTAGTTCAGTATCTACAACGTTAGCTCCAGAACCTCTAACAGCTTCAAGCATAGTCATCTCTAAGTAGTCAGTGAAACGAGCGCGTGTATCAGCTTCAGCTTTTAGGTACCATAAGTAACCTGACTGTCCGTCTTCAGCTGCAACTTCAACCCAACCAATACGAGAAGCATCAGAACCAGAAACCACGTAGTTATCCTTCATGATAATTGGCTTGTTGCTAAACGACTTGAATGAAGCTTCGTTTGATCCTCTTTGCGACGCTGTTTGACTGTCATAAGTGTCGCCTTTCTTGAACTCAGAACCGATAACAAGTAGAGTACACCCACCAGCTGTTGTAGCAAGCGCGCTTAAATCTACAGCGTCATACGCCATAAGCGAAATCTCGTTTGAGTTGTCAGTGACAGTCTTAACCATAGCACGAACAACAGCTCCAGGCGTTGAAAGTAGAACTATGTCGTGGTTACGAACACCGTGATCGTCACCAACAGCACTAGTACCAAACCCATCGGCTAGTAAGTTTCCGTCGATATCAGATGTAACTGTGAATGTACCGTTAGTATCACCTGTCTGGGCAATAGTACCCTTAAGTGATATATGTAATCTAGACTGCTCAGACCAGATAACCTGATCAGCTGTCATAGATTCTTCAGCCCCTACTTGAGCAAGGAATCCTGAGATTGTTCTGTTTCCGAACACCTCAGCCTCTTTCTCCATAAGGTCTGGTACGTATTGTTGACCCCATCCTGATGTAGATGAAAGGTCTAAGTAATTTGAAGATAGCACCTGCTGCTGTGGAGCTGGAACGCTATTCAAATTTCCTCCTGCTGTTATAGCCATTTTTTCTTAATTTTTAAATTTACTTTTTATTTTTAATTTTGAACTTAAAAGAATCAGAATCATCACCTAACACTCGAACTTTTATACCACCTTTAACTTCACCTTGAGTAGATCTAGCTGAGGTGTTAATATTTTTAGCTTTAGTGATACTATCTTGTATAGCATCTGCTTTGCCTTGTTCGTAGAAGTGCTGAGCAATAGCGTCGGCATTCATCGCTGTGTACAAGCTCTTATGATAGCCCTTAGCGTCTGCCATCATATTGTCTTCGTTAAGAAACTTTCTTACAAAGTTGTTGATGTCGCTTTGGGTGTCCTTTACTTGGTTTGCGTCCTTAACATTATATCTAAATTTCTTGTCTCCGACATTGTATTCAAAACCTTTGAATTTGTCACTGAAAACCCGCTCGGTCTCCTTGTTAAATCTAGACGTCTGTTGTTTGACAGCTTTTTGTGTCTGCTCCGACTCTTTATTGTATCGATTGAAAAAATCAATTGCTTTCTGTTGCTCTTTCGTGAGCTTGCTTCCAGCTTTAATTTCTTCATAGTATTTAGACTTTTGCCCGTCTAAGTAGGTCTTAGCCTCGGCAACTTGCTCTTTGAGGGCTAATTTTTTACGTTTAATTTCTCTTTCATCATCTTGATCTTCGTCAAAAGAAAATTTATCTTCCATTAGAAAGTCAATCTCTTCAGAAGTTAGATGTGGTTTAGTACTTTTGTAATACTCTCGCAATGCATCTTGGTTATCTAACTCGTTAACGTCTCTATTGAGTTTTACATAATCACTAAGATCTCCACCGGTGTCATCCATGAAGTCCAATAACTTCTTTACACTTTCGGGTAAAGGTTTACCTGTAGCTTCAGCTTCATCTATAGCGTCAGCTATCTCTTCTTTAAGCTCTTCTACTTCTTCAGTTACTTCTTCTAGTACTGGTGCTTCTTCTTGTGTTTCTCCTTGCGATTGTACTTCGTCTTCACTTTGTGAGGAGTCGGTGTTTTCATCGACTCTAACCACTCCTGCGTTGTCAGCGTTATCTTCTTTAGTTTCATTGGTTGTAGGTGTTGATAGATCTACTTTGAGAATCTCAGGATTATCTGCGCTTTCAAATTTACTTAAATCTAATTCTGGTTTTTCTTCCACAACTTCTTCAACTTGTGGTGTTTCGTTTTCGACCTCGTTGATTACTTCTTCAAGATCTGTTTGATTGTCATTTTCCATGATAAAATATTATATAATTAATTAATTTCCAATTTGAGGGTTAAATTTATCTAAACCCATTCCGCCTCCTAGTATATCATTACCTGAAGACTCAAACTTTTTACTCGTTTCCTTTGCGTTTTCTCGTCTATCTTTACCATCTTCTTTCATTTGTTCAAGATCTTTTGTGTCAGATCTCTCTTGGCTTCTTAATTGTTGGTTAAGATCGAACTCAAATTGCATTAACTCCTTCTTTAATTCAACCTCTCTTTCTAAATGCGTTAGCTTGGTTTGAGCTCGCGTTTGTTCTAGTTGCGTGTCCGCTTGAGCTTTTGCCTGATTTTTTTGCATCTCAGCTTGAGCAATGGCTTGTTGAGCTTGCGCATTTGCTTGTGCTTGCGCTTGTGCTTGTTGTTGTTGGAGTTGTTGATCGCGTTCTTGTTTCTTTTTACGTTTGATTTTTAATAATTGATTTGCTAACTTTAGATTACGTATTTCTCTAATATCTATAGCATCATCTAAATCTATAAGCTGTTGAGCTAAGGCTGTCTGTATATTGTTTTCAAGTAATTGCTTTTCTTCTACATCTGGCTCAAGTTCTAAGAATATACCAAAATCATATAAATAAAGCTCTGACATTTCTTTTAATGTGGCCACATTGTGAGCGCCAATACTTTGAACAAACGCATCCGCTGTAGGAGAATACTCTAATACATCTGATATTCGTAAAGATAGCGCTTCAGCAACTTCGGCTGTCAAGAACATTGATCCAAGTAGTATATGTCTAGTTGCTACATTAGAATTAGCAGCAGCTAGTTTTTGAACACCTACTAAGGACTTAGGATCTGGTACACTTGCATCTCTAGCTTCGTTTAACCCCGTGACGTCCCTAATCATTTGCAAGTAATAATTATAATTACCTATTAACGCCTGTAGTTTATTGCCAGCGCCAGCGCCATTAGATATCTCTTTAATAGGCATAGCCCCAGCGTTAGGATCTCCGTCTGCAGTCATACTCCTACCTATAACACTACCAGTCTGGAAGAACATGTTTAAAGCCTCTTGAGGACTGTAATTAGTTCCATTACCTAAATCTATTTCAGCAAGTCCATCAGCATCAAGGTATACTCCATCAGGAACCATGCGCGACATAACTTGCTGTAACTTAAGGTGAGTTAACTGAATCATATCAGCAAACCCAGTGATTCTACTAACTAAAGACTCTATACGACCCTCGTACATACGTGGAGCTACTAGGGAGTAGTTCATTTTAACTTTGTTGAAGTCGCTTTTACTACGCATCATGTTTTCACACTTCTGCCACTTAAGCAGCTTATCTGTGCCTAACACTATAGCACCTTCAAAAACACACTCAACAGTCCTTTGTAGTCTGTAATATTTATTTTCTTTATCTTTAGGTGGATTAAACGTATCAGGCTTTTCTATAGCCTTCATGCCGCCACTACCTGTTTCCTTTAACTTGTACACGTCGTTCATGTACGTTTTATAGTTGAAGTATAGTACTTGAACCTTGTTCTTATCCGTCTCGTTTATACGTCTGCCAGATCGTGATCTCTTACTAGACCTACTGTGTATTTCTTCTAAATCACTCTCTGTTAAATGATCAAATTCTCTAGCGAGTTCGTTAATAGGGATAGTTTTAACTTCACCTATGTAGTATATATCATCAAAATGAGGAGATTCAGTATATGAGTACACGATATTAGCCGGATCGACGTATTCTATAGTAGCTCCTTCGCTCCAATTAAAGTTTGTTTTAACACATGCTATGCCTAGCACTGTTAAATCATATATCAATCTACGTCTTATTAGATCGTAATTGCTACCATCTAGTAAAACTTCAATAGCTTGTTCCTCTGCTATTTCTACAGCTTGCTTGTAATTAAGCTGCATGTGTAAATCTAATTCCTCTTGCGTGTCTGGCAGCTCCTCTTTATTATTTTCATATAAGTCCATATTGAACAGCTTAGCCGCTTGATCGTTAAACGATTTCGACATCATGTCTCGCTGTATCGACTCCATGTACTCTGTACGCTTACTTACGCCATATTGATCTTGAGAGTAAGCATTAATTCTGAACATACGCTCAGACAAACCATTGACAACAATATCAACAAATTTAGGTATAATTGGAACTGGCTTCCAATCTAAATTAAGATATGACAAATCACCATTAATAGATAATTCATCTTTGTATTTTTGTATAGATTGTTCTCCTCTAGCGTACAATCTTAAATTATGATAGTTTTTCTGAACTCCTCTGTATCTATTGTCAAGAGAATCTTTGAACCACTCTTGCTCGATAGCACGTGCTACTTTTAGCCCGTACTCAGAACTTATTTTCTCGAGGTCAGAAACTGCTTGAGATGGAAAATTTACATATACTGACTCAGCCATGCTTATTTAATTATTTGGGAATTAAACCCCTTATTGTCGTATTTTGCCATATTGAACTGTAATGGTTGTTTCTCTACTTTTGCGTTAGGAGCATATAAATGTCTGTTACACGCCATGATAGCTAAACCAGAACTTATTGAAGCATCGTGTTTAGTTCTCTTGTTGATATCAAACTTAGCCCAATCGTTAAGTAAATCGTTAAAATATACCGTGCCGTAGTTACCATCACCTAGATGACCCACGTGGCTTTGTATATACATTTCGATCGCCGCGGCGTGAGCTTGCTTAATGTCTTCACTTGAGTTTGGAATACCTCCCACTTCCTTTTCAGATGTAGAAAGTTTTTTCCAAGTTCTATCTGGTCTATTCATGCTATATCCTCTATAGCCTCTACGGCGCAGATAGTATAGTAATCTAGGTTTATTATTCTCTGCTAACAATGGCATGCCATAAAACACTAAAGCCATTAACACATCTTCAAAAAACATTTCAGCGGTTTGTGGTCTTGCTATATATTCTAGGAAGAACGTGCTTGATGGCGCGTCTTCCATAGAAAATTTCGTTAATCCGTGTAAAGCGCCTTTCGAACCGCGACCGTCAACAGTACCACTAATGTCATAGCTATCACAGCCAAATGCTCCGATGTGCTCGTTGCCAGGATATTTAATTCCATTTTTTATAATATATTTATTTTGTAAGTGCGCTGGTGGAACCCAACTCACTTTAAATCTACCTGTTGGATCTGGGTAAAATATTACGCTTGAATCTTTAACACCATTAACCCATTGAAAACTACCAGTAGTAGTGTGTGCGTTATGCCTGCTACCTTCGTTGTAGTCTATCTGTTCGTATATTTTAATTAAATTAAATATACTGTTTTTAGTCTCATCTCTAAACGCGTGCTCTTCAGTGCGTGGAAACTGTCTGTAAAACTCGTTCAAAGCGTCTTGATCGTCACGTAATCCTTCAGCCTCGTTTTCCCAGTTAGTTATTACACCTACATCTATTAATTCACCGTCTGGTCCCAGTCGTTCGCCATCACATGGATTATCAAAGACTGGAAGTCCGTACTCGTCAATAAATCCTTCATAGTTCCATTCCATTGGGATAAAGAGAGAATAAAGGCCAGACTTTGTTTGTCCATTAGCATTTCGTCTTGATACGTCAGAGTCATAGTATAGTTTTTTAAAGTTATCCCCACCTTTATCAAGCGCGTTGCTGGTACTACCCATCATGCACTTACCAACGATTCTACTACCTAACCTTAAACAGGTTTTAGTAACTCGCCAGTTGTTTAATATGTTGTCAGGCCTCTCCCACTTACCACTCTCATCATGTACTAGTAAACTTAGTTTTTCACCATCATAACTATTGTCACCAGTATTTTTCCAGTCGATTGTAGTATCAAGACCCACTATTTCCTCAAGCCTCTCGTTACTTTGTATTTTTTTACGAGTAAACTTACTAGCTGGAACCCTATATGCAAGTTCAGACTTCGGACGATCCATACCATCTTGTATAGGTTTAAAGAAGAACGGGTAATTTATTGATATAGGTACAACTTTATCCGTAAACATCTTCTTGGCATCGGCACCAGACTTAGAAAGGATCCCATA